GGCCCGCGCCCATCAACCAGAAGGAGCCAGCAATGGCAGGAACTATCATTGTGGACGGCCTGCCGGTTTCGCTGGCCGATGAAGCGGCGGTTCGCGCCGTGCTCGACAAGAAGGATCAGGCCATCGCCGACGCCGCGAAGGCGCTCGCGGATGCGACCGCCGCCCATGACAAGGCGATGGGCGAGAAGGACGCCGAGCTCGACGAGATGAAGAAGAAGGTGGTCGACCAAGCCACCATCGACGCGCTCGCCGATGCCAAGGCCGAAGTGGTCGCCAAGGCGAAGGCCGTGGTCGGCGACAAGCTCGGCGAGACCAAGGGCAAGACCGTCGCCGAGGTCCGCCGCATGGCTCTCGACGCCGCCAAGATCGATGTCGCCGACAAGTCCGACGACTACGTCGAGGCGCGCTTTGATGCGCTGACCGCCGACAGCAAGCCGGCCGTGGTGAACATCACCCCGGCCACTGCCACCATCTCCGATGCCCGCGGCGTTACCAACGCCCTGCGCCTCGCTCGCATTTCGTAAGGAGCCGAGCCAATGCCCGTTCTTCAGAGCAGCTACACCGACAACCTCGCGCTCGGCTATCCGGGCATGGTCGCCAATGGCGAAACCTCGAATCGCATCACGCGCACTGTCGAGGATGCCGCTGGCGTTGCCTTCGGCAAGCCGGTCTATCGCGGGTCGGGCGATCATGGCTGCACCGGCACCGTGGGCACCCTCGCCACCTTCCTCGGCTTCACTGTGGCCACCTCGGCGCAGCAGCCGGTCGCGGGGCAGGATGCTGACGAATACCAGCAGTACGACAACGCCACGATCCTGACCTCGGGCGCGATGTTCGTGACCGTGACCGGCAATGTGGCTGATGGCGCCGCAATCACCGTGGGCACCGGCGCTGGCGCAGCGGATGGCCTCAGCTCGATCGCTGCCGACGCGACCCACATCGCAACCGGCTGGGTTGCCGACCAGACCATCACCGGCGGCGGTCTTATCCGCATCGTCAAGCGCTAAGGAGGCGTGAAACAATGAACGCGATCACCAATCTCTACGACAGCGCCTCCGGGATCAAGGATGCCGACCTGTTCATGGCCGCCGACGCGGACGTGAAGAAGGCCGTCATCGCTGCCTGGGCGCGCGACAATGCCAAGCACGCCGCGACCTTCGCGGACAAGGCCGATGCATTCTTCTCGGACCAGCAGGTGGGCTACGCCTTCCTGACGCCGCAGCTGCACCGCATCGAGGCAGAGGTCTACATGACCCGCTATCCCTCGTTCGACATCACCCCGTTCATGCCCGTCAACAGCGACGGCGACATGTGGGATGTCGGCACGCTGGTCTACTCGATGGATAACGTCGGTTCGGCGGAGTTCCTTGGTGGCGGCGCGTTCGACGTGCCCTATGCCTCGACTAAGATGGCGCAGGCCACCCGCAACTTCCACCTCGCCGCGATCGGTTACGAGTGGAACACGCAGGAACTGCAGCGCGCTGCCAAACTGGGCCGCTCGCTTTCGGCTGACAAGGCGCAGGCAGCCGTGCAGGCCGCTGACCGCTTCGTCTACGGCATCGCCATGACCGGCCAGAACGCCCGCGGTGAAAACGAGAAGGGCTGGACCGGCTTCGTCAACGACGCCAACGCTCCGGCGGCTCAGGTTCCGGCCGACGGCGCCAGCTCGGCTCGCACCTTCCTCAGCAAGACCGCTGACCAGATTCTTCGCGATCTGAACGAGGCTATCACGGCTGTCGAAACCGGCACGGGCGAGACCCATGTCGCCAACACCGTCGTGCTGCCGACCAGCGAATACAACCGCATCGCAACTACCCGCCTCTCGGACACCGGCTCGACGATCCTGTCGTTCCTGCAGGCCAACAACGTGGCGGGTCAGGGCCTCCGCATCCTCAAGAGCCGCGCTCTTGAAGCTGCAGGTCAGAGCGGCAGCAAGCGCATGATCGCCTACGACAACAACCCGCAGGTGCTCCGCTTCCTGCTGCCTGGGCCGCACCAGTTCCTGCCCGCGTTCCAGAAGTCGAGCCTCGTCTACGAGGTCGCCGGCATCATGAACGTGGGCGGTCTGGATGTGCGCCTGCCCAAGGCCATCGTGTACCGCGACGGTATCTAAGCAATGGCACTGGTCAAGAACATCAGCACAGGCCCGCGCGGCGCATGGCAGGGGGTAAGCCTTGTCATGGCCGAGCCGGGGCAGGTTATCGAGGCGGATGACTTCCCGGAGGATTGGTTCGAGGAGGTCAAGGCTGAGAAGCCGGCGCCCAAGGCCAAGCCTGCCGCCAAGGAATAAGGACGGCTCGTCACCGTCAGGGGGAGCCCCGCTCGGGAAGCCGGGCGGGGCTTTTTTCGTGGCGGGAAATCCGACCGCCTCAGAGGGCATTGAACACCCATGGCAACCGCGCCCACCATCGCCGACTTTCGCACCCGCTACCCGGCCTTTGCTGCGGTGGGCGATTCCAGCGTGCAGTATTGGCTGACCGAGGGCTTTGCCGAGGTGGCGGCGTGGAATGATGCCGATCAGCCCCGTGGCGCCATGGCATATGCCGCGCACAAGCTGGCCAGTCAGACCGGCACGGTTGCCGAGGGCGTCACCGGCTTCAAGTCCGGCACCTTCTCGGCGCAGATCAGCGAGCAGGCGGCCAACCGCACCGGCTTCGCGGCCACGGTATACGGGCGCGAGTTCCTCGACCTCGCCCGCCGCAACTTCGCTGGCCCGCGCCTTGCCTGGACGCCGAGCGCCCATGTTTGACGCTGCCTTCGCCAATCTGGCCACCGCCTTCTCTAACATGGCGGGCGCGCCCTTCGTCGACGCCGTGGCAAGCTGGCCCGGCACGCCGACCTATGATGGTGGCGGCTCGATCGTCACGCCCGGTAATCCTGTCACCTATCCTTGCAAGGCGCAATTCGACGCGCCGACGCAACAAATGCGCGAGGCCGAGGGCTTCTTGCAGACCGATGTGCGGATCCTCGTGCTCGCCTCCTCGCTCACCCGCCCGCTCGATACCGGCGCGACCATCACGGCGCGCGGCGAGACATGGGCCCTTCTCTCCTGCCAGCGTGATCCGGCAGGCGTGGGCTTTGAGTGCGCAGCGCGCAAGGTGGCCTGATGGCGATCAAGGGTCTCGACAAGCACCTGCGCCGGATGCGCGCGCTCGGCGGTGCCGAGATGGTGCGCGCTGTGAGCGCTGCGGTCTACGAGAGCGCCGACGCGATCCGCGCCGAGGCGTTCCGTTCGATCAGCGCGGGCAGCGTCTCGGGCGCCGGGCATGTGCCATCCCGTCCGGGCGAGCCGCCGAACCGCGACACTGGCAACTTGCAATCCAAGCTCAAGAGCGTCCCGACCGGCCCGATCAGCGCCGAGGTGCGCTCCGAGGCACCCTATGCGGCGCCGCTCGAGTTCGGCACCTCACGCATGGCCGCCCGCCCCTACATGCGCCCGGCGCGCGACAAGGAGCTTGAGCCCTCGCGGCAGCGCCTCGCCCAACAACTCGACCGCCTCGTGAAAAGGAGTGGCTGACAATGGCCGACCAAGAAACTGCCCCGCAAATCATCACGCTCGCCGAGCCGTGGACCTACCGCACCCCGCGCGTGACCATCGAGTTCCCGGCAGGCGAGCATGAAGTGACGCCCGAGATCGCGGCCGCCGCACCCACCATCGAGGAGACCGCCCATGGCGACGGGATTGCAGCGCCTCGTGCGCCGCGCCGTGCTGGCAAGGCTGAAGGCTAGCGCCCCGCTGACGGCGCTGGTGCCGGCGGGCTCGATCTACCCGCAGGCCGTGCCCAGCGAGCCCGCCTGGCCCTTCATCAAGCTTGGCCCGACAGGCACGCTTCGCCTGCGCGCCACTGGCGTCAATGGCGGGCTTGTCTCGGTCGATGTGCATGCCTTCGCCCGTGCGCGCGTAAGCGGCGGGCAGGTCGTCGAGACGGCTGAGGATCACGCCTCCCGGATCGGCGCCGTGATCGAGGCTGCGCTGGCGGACAACCGCATCACCTTGGAAGGCGGTGCGACTGCGAACATCGAGCTCGGTGACATCAGGTTGATGCAGGATGCCGAACCGGACGCATTCCATTGGTTCGCCCAGCTCAATGCGCGGGTTCTCGCCGCCTAGCCCACCTGCTACAAGGGCCGCATGAGCGACCCCAACGCCCTTGCCATGATCTTGGCGGCCGAGCTTCATCGCATCGGCATGTTCGATCACGGCAACTTGGCATCTATCGCCCGGCGGCTCGAGCTTGTGGGCGAGGACGAGCTTGCGGCCCGCATCCGATCCCTGCCCCTGTCCAATGCGCTGACGGATCCCGAGGCCATGCGCGCGGGCATCTACAGCATTAGCGGCGGGAAAGAGGACGCCGAATAGGGCCTAGCGCCTTCGCAAAGTCACGCGAAACGCTCTGCGAGGTGCTTGCCAATGTCTCTTCCGACCGAATTCGATTTCGCCCTCGTCAAGATGGGCAATGGCGCGAGCCCCGAGGTTTTCACCGCGATCTGCGGCCTGCAGGACGGCACCATCAACCGCACCGTCAACACGCAGGACCGCTACGTCCGCGATTGCGTCAAGCCCGGCGAAGTGCCCGAGCGCAAGGTGAAGGCGACCGGCCGCCAGACCGACATCACCGGCACGGGCCTGACCGACAAGGCCGAGGTGACCCGCGTCGAGGCCGCGCTCGGCGTGGTCAAGAACTACAAGGTCGAGGTTTACGCCGACAACGGCACTGACACCGGACTGCTTCTCGGCACTTGGGCCGGGCCGTTCATGCTGCTCTCGTCCAACAACTCGGTGCCGCGCGACGGCACCGCCTCGCTTGAGTTGACCCTTGCCAGCCATGGCGCGGTGACCTGGACGGCGGCGCCGTAAGTCAGCTCCCATGGACACTGCAGTCCACCTGCAATTCGCCGATGGCGAGTATCGCTTCTGGCTGCCGCTCCCGCAGGTCGTGGAGCTTGAGCGCAAGACCGGCGCCTCGATCCTCGTGATCGAGGAGCGGCTGCGCGCGGCCATCGGCACAAACGGCGATGTCAGCGACCCGGCTTCCGATTTCGTCTTCCTCGGCGGTGGCAGTGCCACTGTCACCGATGTGCGGGAAACCCTGCGGCTTGCGCTGTGGGGCGGGGGCGGCGGCTTGGTGGATGGGCAGGAGGTCGAAGTTGGCCCGAATGCCGCGCGGCAACTCGTCGACACCTACGTCTACCCCGCCCGCCCCTTTGCCGAGGGTGTCGTCGTCGCTTGGCGCGTCTTGCATGCGGCGATCCACGGCATCCAATTGTCCCAAAAAAAAACTCTAGGTCCCGAGCAAAGCCAGAGCCCTTCAGAAAAGGACAGTTAATCGCGAATTGCGGGCAGCTTGGGCTCGACTGGCGGGAGACGGACCTCTCCGACTACCTCGAGGCGCTCGAGGCGCACAACGAAGCCCATGATCCCGAAGCAGGTAAGACCAAAGAGGCGTCGCCGGAGCTGGCGCGCTTTTTCGCCGCCCACACGCGCGGCGGGAACACCGATGAAGCGAAGGGATAGATCGCGGCCATGGAAGTCGATCCCGTCATCCTGCAACTCCGCGCCGAGGTCGACCGCTATCAGGCCGATGTGCGGCGCGCCACGCGCACCGTCGACCAGCAGCTTGGCCAGCAGGAGCGCAGGGTCAAGGCGCTCGAAAATCAGTTCCGATCCTCATCCAGCGCCATCGGCCTGTCGCTCAAGAGCCTTGCCGGCACGCTGGCGGCGGGCTTCACCGGGCGCGAGCTGATTGGGCTCATTGACCAGTTCACGCGCTTCCAGAACAGTCTTCGCGTCGCGGGCCTTGAGGGCGAGAACCTCGCCGCCGTGCAGGAACGGCTGTTCCAGACCGGCTCGCGCTACGGCGTCTCGGTCAATGCTCTCGCAGACCTCTACGGCAAGGCCGAGCAAGCTGGACGTGACCTTGGCGCGTCGCAGGCCCAGCTTCTCACGCTGACCGATGCCGTGGCGCAGTCGCTCCTCGTCTCGGGCGTCAGCACCGAGCAGGCGAGCGGCGCGATTCTCGGTCTCTCGCAGGCGCTCGCCAGCGGGACGGTGCGGGCCGAGGAGTTCAATCAGATCAACGAGGGCGGGCTGCGCGTGCTGCTTGAGGCGGCAGCGGCCGGCGATCGGTTCGGCGGCTCGGTCTCGAAGCTGCGCGCCGCCGTGCTCGACGGCAAGGTAAGCAGCGAGGAATTCTTCCGCTCAATCCTTGCCAACACCGACTTGATCGAAGGGCGCGCGGCCAATGCCAACCTGACGCTGGCTGGCGCGATCCAGTCCTTGAACGATGCTTTCGCCCGCTACGTCGGCGAGGCGGCGAATGCCAACGGCATCACCGGCGCACTGGCGCAGGGCATTCAAGCGCTCGCCAACAATCTCGACACCATCATTCCTGCGCTCGCCACCATCGCGGCTATCCTCACCGGGCGGCTGGCCGTGGGCCTTGCCGCTTCGGCGGTGCAGGCGGCGGGTCTGCGCGTCGTCGCGCTCGGACTTGCCGTGCAACTCAACGGCACCGCGGCGGCAGCCACGCTCGCCGGGCGGTCGCTGCTCGCAGCCTTCGGCGGCCCAGTCGGCGTGGCGATAGGCGCCATTGCCATCGGGCTTACGCTCGTCGCGACCAGTGCGCGCGGCGCGGATGCTGCGACGGGTGAATACAAGAGCACGCTCGACGACTCTCGTAAGGCTAGCGACAGCGCCCGGGAAGCCGCCGAGCGCCTTGCGAGCGCGCATGGCAAGACGCGCGATGAGGCGTTGCGGGCGGCCAACGCCGAGCGCGAACTGACCAAGCAGAAGCTAGCTGGCGCCCGCGCCTCGCTCGTGCAGGCGCAGGCCGAGCTCAAGAAGGCTCAGGCATTCCAGGCAGGCCAGAATCGCGCTTCCATTGGGGCGACGGGCGTGCCCGGCACCGGGGCTTTCATCCAAGGCCGCGGCGACACCCGCGTTGCCACTGCGCGCTCGAACGTTGATGCTGCGAACGAGCGGATCAAGAACCTCGAAAGCGCGGTCGCCACTCTCGATGCAGCGATTGCCGCGACCTCCGTTCCAGGTGTGAGCACCGGGGGCCCTGCTTCAAGCGGTCGCATCTCCGGCGGTGGGGGACGCACGGCCCCGGACATCAATGCCATCGAAGCGCGCTACCGCGACGAGCTCGACAGCATCCGCATCCGCATCAATCAGGCCGAGGGCGAGCGCGCGCGCACCGCCGAGGAGCGCGCCGAGTTCGAGGGCCGCCAGCTTGAGTTCGCCCAAGACCAGGCACTTCGCAACCTTGAGGCCGATCAGGACTACACTGAAACGCAGAAGGCGATCATTCGCGAACGCCTGCTGGCGCTGGGCGAGGCGGAACGAGACAACATCGAGTTCCGAAAGCGCGCCCAGCTCGAGCGAGAGCAGATTGACCTTTTGGAGGAGCGCGGGCGGGCCGAAGTCGATGCCCTGCGTCTGCAATTCGATCTCGCCGACACCGAGAGCGAGCGCCGCAGCCTTGCGCTGCAGATCCTTGACGCCGAAGAGGCTTTGCTACGCTCGCGCCTTTCCATCCTCGCCCAAAGCGACACCATCGACAAGGCCGACGCGCAGCGCGCGCAAATCGCTCTCGACGCCTTGAACGCGCAAGCCCCCGCCCAGCGCCAAAGCACCGAGCGCCAGTTCGAGAGCCCGCTTGCCCGCTTCGCTCGCAATGCCAAGGATACCGACACGCTGGTGGCCGAGGCGGCGGTGCGCCGGATCGAAGACTTGAACCAGTCCATCACAGACGCGATGACCAACGCGCTCGGCGTGAAAGACCCGTTCCTCTCTCAGCTCATCAAGATCTTCCTCGACAAGAACGTGTTCGGCCCGCTCGCCGAGGCGCTGTCAGGCGCTGAAGGCGGGGGCGGCGGCATCATCGGTGCGATTGGCGGTTTTCTTGGCGGCATCTTCGGCCGCGCCAGCGGCGGCACCGTCAGCGCTGGCCGGGTCTACCGCGTGAACGAGGGTGCTCCCGCAGGTCGCGTCGAGGCCTTCGTGCCCAATGTCTCAGGCAAGATCATTCCGCTCGGCCGCATGAATGCTGTGCAGGCAGGGGGTGGGCAAGGCGGCGGCGTCTCCGTCGTGCGGCTTGAGCTTTCTGGCGACATCGACGCCCGCATTCAGCGTGTGAGCGGCCCTGTCGCGGTTGAAGTGGTGCGCGCCACCGCACCTCAAATTGTGGATGCGGCGGCAAATGAGACGATTCGGCGAGCTAGCAGGCCATCGCTATGAGCGAGGTGACAGTTCCGAACCCCGGCGACTTGCTGCTTGATCGCCTCGATCTATCCAGCCCCTCGCAAGTCAATCGCTCGACATGGACCGGGCGGCGCAAAGTCATAGGACTTGCTGGCGTCGAGCGCTGGCTGGGCGCGGCATCCATCAGCGCAATCGCGACCGAGGCAGAAGAACAGCAATGGCGGGCGTTCTTGTTCCGCCTCAAGGGTCCAGCCAACTGGTTCCGCTGGTCCTTGCCCTGCAACCAGCACGCGGGCTTTCGCCCCACGGTCGCCGCGGGCGCAAGCAATGCCTACATCCTTCCTCTTGCCGGGATGCAGCCGAATACGCTGATCCTGAGCGCCGGCCAGTTCATGACGGTGCCGCTGCCCAGCGGGCACTTCCGAGCCGTCTGCTTAACATCCAATCTGGTCGCCAATGGCGCCGGTGCAGCCAATGCCGTCTTTGAGCCCGCGCTCAATGAAACGCCGGCATTTGGCGCAACTGTTGAGACGCTGAATCCATTTATCCCAATGTCGCCGGTCGATTCTGTTATCGGCTTGGTCACCTCGCAAGGCGTTTCCGGCGCCGCGTTCGAGGTCGAGGAGGCGCTTTGATGTCTCTTCCCGATTCAGTCCACGCCGCCGCCCTCGATGCCGAAGTCATTAAGCCGGTCTGGTTTGCATGGCTCGACTTTGTCGGTGACCCGGTGCGCGCCAATACCAGCGGATCAGACGTCACCCCGATAGGCACCGGCGATGCGGATCTGGATGATTTTTCCTTTCTCGGCATCACCGCCGACCTGGTGTCCGTCACGCCTGTTCGCATCAAAGATGGTGGATCAGAAACAGTTACGGCGGAATTGTCCGGCATTCAGGGCCTTGATGCCGCAGACCTTGCCCTCATCAACAACCCGGCAAACTGGAGGGGGCGCGACGCACGGCTGTGGCGGATTATTCGCAATGCCGGCAACGTCCAGCAGGGCGGCTTTCATTCCTACTACACGGGCAAAATGGTGGCGCTCACGCACAGCGGCAGCGCTGAGGGGCAGGTCATTCGCGTCACGATCGAGAGCTATCTGGCCGTTTTCGCAAGCGCATCCAACCGCACCTATCTTGATCAGGCGGAGTTCGATCCCGGTGACCTCAGTGCTCAAGCCTCCATTGCCATTGCCAACGGCAACTATGGCGGTGCGGTGGCCAGCTCGGGCGGGGGGTCTGGAAGTGGTGGCGGCGGGGGTAGAAGCTTCTTTCCCAACCTAAGCGCCTTCTGATGAATTTGGACGCTCAAGCATATCCGCCGCGACTGCCGGGCTGGGAAACGCGCCTGCATGATTTCGTGACCGCCAACCGAGATCGCGAATTCGTGTGGGGCGAGTGGGATTGCATTCTGTTCGCCTGCGCCGCGGCCGAGGCGATCACCGGCGTCGACAAGGCAGCCGCCTATCGCGGGCAATACAGCGATGAGGCGGGCGCGCGGGAGATCTTGCGCAGGTTGGGCAAGGGCACGCTGCTCGCCACCGTCGATCATGAATTCGAGGCCAAACCTGTCAGCTATGCGGTGCGCGGGGATCTGATCTGGCATGCCGGCTGCGTGGGGGTCTGCATGGGCGCGACGGCGGCATTCCTCACGGACCCCGAAGTTATGGATGCCATAGCCGCACCTCGTTTGGGCGGGCTCGTGATGCTGCCGCGCGCCGACTGGCAGAAGGCTTGGGCGGTCTGAGATGGGTAAACTGCTCAAAACTGTGGCGACAATCGCCACTCTTGGCGCGGCCGTCATTGCCACGGGCGGGCTCGCCCTATTCGGAACGACCGCAGGCATAACCCTTTTTGGCGTCAGCGCCGGCACTCTGTTGACCGTGGCTGGCGGGGCGGCTCTCGGCTCATCGCTGCTTTCCCCGTCTCCAAAATCGCCCCGCAACAGCCCTGAGAACGCAAACCGGCTGCGCGCCAACATCGACCCGCTCACCCCGCGCAAGACCGTGGTGGGCATCACCGCGCTCGCCACCGACATCCGCGACGAGGAATTCACCGACAGCCAGACCTACTTTCACCGGTTCATCGTGTGCGCCAGCCACAAGGTGCAGTCGATTGATGAGATCTGGTTCGACGACAAGCGCGTCTGGACAGCCGGCGCCGGGGTCGAAGGCGAGGCGGTGGGCTATCTCACCGTGGCCACGCGGGCCGAGGGCAGCGCAGCCAACGCCATCAACATCTCGAGCCGCATGGGCTCGACCCGGCGCTACACCGGGCTCGCCTATGTCCATCTGCGCTACAAACTAACCGGCAACAGCAAGAAAACTGACAGCCCCTTCGCGCAGTCAATCCCCACCCGCATCACTATCCGGGGGCGCGGCGCCATGTTGCCCGATCCGCGAAACCCCGCTCACGACATGGCGGACCAGTCGACATGGACATGGAACGAGAACGCGTGTCGCAATCCCGCGTTGGCCCTCCTGTTCTATCTTCTGGGCTGGCGCATCAACGGCAAGCTCGCCGTGGGCAAAGGCATTCCGCCCGAGCGCATCGATCTCGATAGCTTCATCACCGCAGCAAACATCTGCGACGAGCAGGTTGCAAAGCCAGGCGGCGGCACGGAACCGCGCTATCGCTGCGATGGCGTCTGGTCGGAAAGCGACAGTCCGACCACCGTGATCGACATGCTAAAGGCGACAATGAATGCCGACCTTGATGATGTCGGCGGCAAATTGCGCCTGACGATCTTTCATAACGACCTTGCGATGCCAGTCGCCGATTTCGGCGACAATGACATCATCGACGCTTTTTCATGGCAGCCGCTGCCGCCGCTTGACGCGACATTCAACGTCGTGCGCGGGGTCTATACAGACCCAAGCGATCAGAGCCTATACCAGCAAGTCGACTACCCTGAGCAGCGCCTCAGCAGTCCGGACGGCATCGATCGCGTCGACAGTTTCAATCTGCCGATGGTCCAGGCTCCCGGACAGGCCCAACGCCTCGCGCAGTTGCGCCTGCAGCGCCAGAGGTTCGCCGGGGTTTTTGAGGCCGAGTTCCAAGCCACCGCATGGAAGGTGACCAAGAACAGCGTCATTCGTCTGACGTTCGGGCAAACCGGATTCGTGCAGAAATTCTTCCGTGTCGCCGAGATGGAGATCAGGCAGGACGGTACGGTCCCGCTCGTGCTTCGCGAGGAAGACCCGGCGATCTACGGCGACCCGCCGCTGACGGGTCCGATTACGCCGATCTTTTCGACTCCGTTCGACCCGACTCGCAGCCCCTATGTGCAGGCGATCAACCGCTGGCAGGGTCCATGGGCTGCCGGCGTAACCTACGTGCTTGACGATCTTGTGACTGGCCCGGGCAATGCTGGCTGGCGCTACATCAATGCAACACCCGCCGCAGGGCAGGCGCTTCCGGCGTGGCCCGCGACCTCGAATGCCTATTGGGAGAACTTCACACCTCCGGTAGATCCTCCAGACATAGGCATTGAGCCGGGCGCAAACGTGACAGAAACCCGCGTCGCGGCTGCGATCGCCGGGCAGGGCGCGCTCGCCACGCAGAACAACGTCAACCTCGGCACGCAGGTCACGGGATCGCTCGGCGTCCTCAATGCAGACGCGGGGCTGCGCAACAACGCGATCACCATCAATACCGATGGCATCCTGTTGGGGATCGGCACTGCCGACACCTACGTCAACAACGCGGCGGTGATCCCGACCGGAACTCTTGCTGCGCGCCCCGCGAGCGGTCTCTACCCCGGCCAGATGTATTATGCCAACGACGTGGGCCGCACGTTCCGCTGGAACGGAGCCTCGTGGTTGGTCGCCTCGGACATCACCAGCCAGCACACCGCTGCCGCGATCATCGGGCAGGGCGCGCTTGCGACCCAGAACAACGCGGCATGGTCTCAGGTTATCTCCCGTCCTGCATCGCTTCAGGACAGCAGCTTCAACCCGAGCGGCCTGCTCAATGCCAACATGGCGGCGTATCTGACCGGCGTGACCGTCGACAGCCTGCGCCCGCAAGAGGCAGGCGCGAACGTCACCGAGACACGGGTGGCTTCGGCCATAAACGGGCAGGGTGCGCTTGCCACCGCGAACAACGTCTCATGGGGCGCTCAGGTCACTGGCAGACCCAACGCGCTGACCGACCTCATCACGGTTGACGGCGACACACGCTTCAAGGCGCACTACATCTACGAAACCCTCAACGGCACCAACTCCTACCTGCATTCGCGGTGGCCTGCTGAGTTCGGGGCCAACGTCACCGAAACCCGCGTGGCTTCGGCGATCACCGGACAGGGCGTCCTCGCCACACGCAATAACGTAGGGTGGAGCGCCGACGTGACCGGTCGGCCCAATGCACTGACCGATCTCGTGACGGTGGACGGGGACGGTCGTTTCCGGTCGCACTACATCTACGACACGCTGGGCGGCACCAATTCCTACCTGCACACCCGTTGGCCCGCCGA